ATGGCAAACACGCTTTTTGACAGCCCGTTGTTCGTGAAGAAATCTCGCTATGTTCAGGAGCTCGGCAGTCTCGAAGATGTATTCGATTTGCTTGATGAGTGGCCTGAAGCGAAAAGGGGCGACCCCTACGAGGTATTGCTAAAGGCCTGCCGCATGGCAGCCCAAGGAATTTTCCCGTTGCCAGCGATACGGGAGAATGTCCGGCGCTTCTTGATGAAGAACGGCGTACTGGCGAACATCGACGAGGTGCCGCTCATTGCGAAGCGGATGAACGATCGAAATCTCGGTTCGTAACTGCCGAACTGATTACCTAAAAGTCGGCCCCGCTTTTAAGCCAGCGGGGCCTTTATGGGATTACCGGCGAACGGTAGTCGTCGTATCGTGGTCGTGACGGCGACGAAGGCCCGCAAGACCAGCGAGACCGATTAGGCCGAGCCAGCCCATGTCGAAATCGTCATCGCCGTCGTCATCGTTTTCAACTTGAGCCGTCGTCCCTGGCGTGGCGTTCGGAGCTGTCTGAGCATGAACGAGTGCAGGGCCAGCGAAAGTGAGCAGGCAGGTTGTGCCGAGAGTGATTAGTAGCTTCTGCATTGGGGTCTCCTCTGTTGTTCCTGAGACCTAACGTTCGCGTAGTTAAGAGGTTTCATCAGACTTAAGCCCTACTCCTTCCGGTCTCGCCTCTCGTTCCCGTGCCTCAGTCTGTGCCCTGCCGTAGCTCCCGGAGCCGACACTATGCCTGCATACCGGCTTTCCTCGCGGGACCGTGGATATACGACGAAGTGGGAGAGGGCCCGCGCCGTCTTCCTCGCGCAGCCCGGCAACCAGTTTTGCCGTCGCTGTCAGGCTCATGGAATTCTGAATGCCGGCAGCCTCCGATCTGATGGGTCGTTGCAGACGAACGCGAGGCGGATGCACCTGGTCGTTGACCACATAGTGCCTCACAAAGGCGATCAGAAACTGTTCTGGGATCGCGCCAACTGGCAGCCCCTTTGCCCAGACCACCACGACATCACGAAGCAGCAGGAAGAGCATGGCAAAGTGCGTAGCGGCACAGGCCTGGATGGTCGGCCCCTCGATCCTGCTCACCCATGGAATAGAACGACTGAGTGATAGAGGTGGCCTAATTGCCTTTTCTAGAGGGCGGGTTAGGCTTAGGCTGCGGCTTAGGCTGCGGCTTAGATCTTTCACCCGGAGGCATGGCCTTCCCGCCATCGTTGACGCCGGTTTTCTTTTCGGTTGGTGGCTTCCCTGGCTGCGTTGATAGAGGAACGTGCATGGCTTCTTCTCTCGTAGATTCGCTGAAAAGCGCGGATGGTGACCTGCTAAATGAAATCCTGCGGGAAGCAGAGTCAAGGCTGGAGGCGCAACTGACGAGTGCTCTTGCTGCAGACAGTCGCGCAATGAATTTCCTTGGCTTCGTATCTGCTATTGCAGTGGCATCGATAGGCGCCAGTCTTGCGGCAATCGAGAGCAACATCGCCCTCGCAGCAATCGGCCTGTTGGTAGGCGTAGGTATGATGATCGCCGCCTTCTCTGCATTCAGTGCAGCTAAGCCAATCGATTTCCAGATGGTTGGAAACTACCCATCCGAGTGGGTTGGCGACATCACTGACGGTGCTACGTTACACGACGCTCTAGCTGCGCAAGTGGCATTCTACGATGAAATGCTCAAGGCCAACGCTGCTGCCATGGCTGGTAATGCAGCAAGCCTTGCTAGCGCTGCTGCATCGGCGAAGGCGACGGTGGTGCTAGGATGTATTGCGAGTGTCGTCTACTTCCTGACCCGGTACGTAGGGTCGCTCTGATCCTCCATGCGTTTCCGAGCGAAGTAGGGGGGCTCAAAGTCTGGGAGGCCTTGGGGGCCGGACCGGCTGGGGCAGTCGTTCGCACTGAGATCAAATCTGAAACAAAAAGTTGGAGCCACCCCGAAGGGGTGAGGTGTCATGAGCGTAGTCAGCATCGACGGCACAGGCGAGATCGTCGCCGAACCAGACTGGGAAAGCCTCTTCAACGATGTGCTTGAGATCATGCAGGCGCAGGAACACTGGCGGCGGATAACGACAGAGCTCAAGGAGCGGGCGCTGATGTCGCCCGGGAATGCCCACGCGCTCCAGCGCCTCGTCGTCGCATATGTCCTGTATGATCGCTCGCTTCGTGAAGTCGCAGAGAACGGCGCGGTGACGCGACCCAAACGTGGCAACCCGAAAGCCATTGCTAGGACGAGCCCCCATTTCGTCGCCATGCGCGAGATGGCGTCTGACGCTGCAGTCCTCGAGGCGGAGTTCGGTCTATCGCCGCGGCGCCGATCGGCTGCCACGAAGGCCGACAAGAAAACGAAGGTATCGCGGGCGTCCGATGAGTTCACCAGACCTAAGGGGGCATGATCCAGTCACCGCAGGGGCGCAAGACGCGCTCGCTGGAAAGTTTGTCGTAGGTGAGTTGGTCGCAGCCGCGGCGGAACGCCATCTGCGGGACATGAGGGACGGCAGCTCGCGCGGCTTGTACTGGTCGGTTGACGCGGCAACGCGGCCGCTCCGGTTCCTGCCAGCGATGCTGGCGATCACTGAAGGCGCCAAGGTCGGCGAACCGTTCCACCCCCTGCCGTGGCATGTTTTTGTCACGGGCTCGCTTTTCGGGTGGCGGAAGGACTCGGGCCGGATGCGTTTTCGATCCGGATGGCTGGAGACAGGTAAAGGGCAAGCGAAGTCGCCGTTGATGGCCGCGATCGGCATCTACATGGCAGGCTTCTACGGCATTCCCCGCGCCAAGGTTTTCGCTATCGGACAGGATAAAAACACCGCGAACGTTCTCTTCAAAGATGCCGTCGCGATGTGCCGAGGTACGACGCCCGGTCACGAAGACGGCGACAGCATGGTATCGCGCGGCGATGCCGTGATCCGCGGCGAGGGCGACAACGCCTGGAAGATTGAGTTTCCCGGAGAGGGTGACAACGTCTCGATTTTTCAGGCGCTGGCGAATGGTGAAGCGGTTTCGGGCCCCAAACCCACACTCGTTGCTGCCGACGAGATCCACGAGTTCAAAACGAACACGTCGATCGAACTTTGGAAGGAAGCGATCGCCAAGATGCCCGGCGATGCGCTGATGCTTTTGGGAACGAACACGCCGGCGGCGACGCAGATCGTCGGCACCGACTACTCGGACTATTACCAGAAGGTTGCGAAGGGCGAATTATATGACGACGAGGCTTTCTCGTTCGTCGCGCGCGTTGACGTTGCCGATCGGCAGACGGTTTTCGACCGGCCTGAAGTATGGGCAAAGGCGTTGCCAGCGCTGGGAGTGACATTCCCGTTGGAGAACATTCAGGGGCGTGTCAACACCGCGAAGCAACTTCTGTCGACGGGGTTTTCAGTCAAGCGACTGTATTTCGGTATTCCAATCGGTTCGACCGAGTTCTGGATTGCCGAAGACGCATGGACCGCTGTGCAAGGGGCTGTCGACGAGCAAAGGCTGAAAGGCTGCAAGTGCTGGCTGTCCCTCGACTTGTCGCAGAAAAACGACCTGACTGCCCTAACCATCGTGTGGATCGATGCAAAAGGGCACCTCTGGGTCAAGACGTATTACTGGACGACGAGTGACGGGCTGAAAGAGCGCGGGCTCGCGGACCACGCGCCGTACGAGCACTGGGCAGCGAACCCGGATATCGCACTGATGGCGGTGCCGGGTGCTGTCATCGACAAGTCTTTCGTTGCCGCTGAGGTGAAGCGGATTTGCTCCGAGCACAAGGTTGAGTTCATGGCCTTCGACCCGGCCGGGATTGCTGACTTTCTCGCGGCCTGCTCGGACATCGGATTTTCGGTCTGGCGCTACAAAGGCCCCAAAGAGCCACAAGGCGTTGGGCTCAAGCTTGTGAGCCATGCTCAGGGCAAGCGGGTGATGTTCGAGGACAAGCAGCTGACGATGCCGCGCTCGATCGAGAAACTCGAAGACCGGATTTTGAAACGGACGATCACGATCGACAATTCGCCCGTGACCTACTCGTGCGCCGCCAACGCATACGTCGACACAGATGGACAAAATAACCGAGCGTTCGACAAGAACCGCTCGCGTGGAAGGATCGACGGCATGGTGACGATTGCAATGGGAGTGGGCGCTGCCGACAATGAACTCGAAGCTGCGAAGAAGTCGCCCTATGCGACACGCGGCATTCGGACGGTCTGAACCTGATGGGAGTTCTTCGAGACCTATTCCGCGGCAGCGGTACGAAAGCGACACAGCGCAACGCGCCACAAGCCAGCAGCGAAGGTGTGGTCGTTGTGTCCCTGTCGGATCCCCGTGTTGTGCAGTTTATGTGCGACGGGCTCATGACCGCGTCCGGTTTCACGGTCAACGTCGAAACAGCCCTGCGGAATCCGTCGATGTTCCGGGCGGTTAGCCTCATCTCGAACTCGATCGGTATGTTGCCGTTGCACCTGATTAGTCAGGAGACGAAGAAAAAAGCGAAGGACCACCCGCTCTACCGGATTCTTCATCGCAAGCCGAACTCATTCCAGACGGCCTTTGATTTCAGAGCGATGATGCAGCTGCGGGCTCTGGTTCATAAGAACGCCTACGCGCTCATACTGCGGTCAACGAACGTCCGGACGGGAAAACGGGTAGTTACCGGCCTGGTACCGCTTGACCCGCGCCGGATGGAAGCAAAACTCGGGACTAACTGGCAGATGCAGTACATCTACCAGCCGACTGATGGCCCCCGAATCCGATACCCGGCTGAGGACATTTTCCGCCTTCGCGGTATGTCGGTCGACGGCATCAATGGCTTCTCGCTTGTTGAGCAGGCTAAAGAGGCTATCGGACTCGCCCTTAGCGCTGAACTCGCTGCCGGCCGCATCTTCAAGAACGGCTCGTTCATCAGCGGCGTCATTCAGGCGAAAGAGGAAATGAGCGACGACGCCTACGAACGTCTGAAGACGTCATGGGCGGAATTGCATACCGGGGCTGAGAAGGCCGGCTCCACGCCTATCCTTGAAGGCGCTGAATACAAGGTTTCAGGCTCAACGGCGCGCGAAGCCCAGATGGCGGAGCTGCGCAAGCTGCAGGTCGAGGAAATCGCCCGCGTTTCCGGCGTGCCGCGGCCGCTCCTCATGGTCGACGAGACTAGCTGGGGGTCGGGCATCGAAGCGCTCGGCCAGTTCTTCGTAGCCTATGCCCTCAGCCCATGGTTCGAGGCGTGGCAGCAAGCCATTGAGCGCTGCCTTCTCGACGAGGAGGATGCCGAGCTTTACGCGGCAAAGTTCAACCCCGGCGCTCTGCTGCGCGGTTCGCTGAAGGACCAGGCCGATTATCTTGCTAAGGCGATGGGCGCTGGCGGGCATCAGGGCTGGATCCACTACGACGAGGCCCGCGACACGATGGACCTGCCGGAGCGCGAGGCACCGGTCAACCCCATGATGAGCCGCAATGGCAGCCCGCCGCTCGAAGAAGATCCCCCGGCGCCGAACCCGAAACCGAAGCCCGCACCGAAACAGGATGACGATGATGACGAGTAAGCCGCTTCCCAAGCCGGTAAAGCCGGCTGCAGTCCAGATGGCAGGGGGCTCGGTAAGTAAGCCACCGCGCGGAGCGTTGACGAAGCCGCAGGGGAAATCCCGTGCTGGCGCTTTGCCGGTACCGGCGAACCGCGATGTTTCGGCCTATACCAAACCGAATGTATTCGACCGTTGGACAGATGACGCAGCCGGCATACGAGCGCTGGAGATGGGCGACAACGTCATCACCATGTTTGATATCGTCGGCGAGGATTATTGGTCGGGCGGTGGCATCACTGCGAAGAAGGTAGCCGCGCAGCTTAAGGCTATCGGGCCGAAACCTATTGAGATCCAGATCAACAGCCCGGGCGGCGATATGTTCGAAGGGATTACGATCTTCAATCTCTTGCGCGAGCATCCGCAGCCGATCACGGTGAAGGTCATGGGGATGGCAGCTTCCGCTGCTTCGGTCATTGCCATGGCTGGCGATACGATCGAGATCGGCGCCGCGTCGTTCCTCATGATCCACAACTGCTGGGTCTTGGCGCAAGGCAACCGCCATGACATGCGCGAGACGGCTGAATGGCTCGAGCCCTTTGATCAGGCAATGGTAGATCTCTACGCGGCGCGCTCTGGTCAGGACGCAAAGAAAATCGCGAAGTGGATGGATGATGAAACGTTCATGTCCGGTTCGCAGGCTATCAGCCAGGGCTTTGCGGATGCTCTGTTGCCGGCAGACAGCATGAAGGTCGATGACGAGGCCAAGGCCCGTGATCAGGACCTCAACGAAATTCGGGCGATGGAGCTTTCCCTCGTCTCGGCGGGCATGACGCGCAGCGATGCGCGCGCCCGCCTTTCTAAAATCAAAGGCACGCCAGGCGCTGCCATTGAAGCCACGCCCGGCGCTGGCGCTGAAGACTGGTCCGGTCTGTCCGGACTTCTTTCCACTCTCCGGTCAAATTAGGAGTTTCCCCAATGACCATGCAATTCGCTCCGGGCTCTCTTGCGCTCGCGCGTCCGCGCGCCGTGATGGCAATGCCCCGCGCCGACACCACCGATCCGAAGGTCATGCTGGCCCAGATCAACGCGGCCTTTGAAGAGTTCAAGGCGGCCAACGAAAAGAGCCTGAAGGGCAAGGCCGACATCGTCCTTGCTGAACAGGTAGAGCGCATCAATACCGACATTGGTACGATGCAGACCAACATGCAGAAGGCCGTCGATGACCTCAATGCGAAGGTCATCGCGGCTGGCGGTGGCAACGTGATCGGCGATATTCCCAGCGACCCGGAATACGTCAACGCGTTCAAGGCGCATATGCGGAAGGGCGACGTGTCGGCAGCAATGCAGAAGGGCACGGCCGAAGACGGCGGTTATCTCGCTCCGATCGAGTGGGATCGTACGATCACCGGCAAGCTCAAGCAGGTCTCGCCGATCCGTGCGAACGCCCGCGTGATCACCATCTCGGCGGCTGGTTTCAAGAAGAACTTTACCGATCGCGCAGTCGGTTCCGGCTGGGTCGGCGAAACCGCATCCCGCCCGGCAACTTCAACGCCGCAGATCGGCCAGCTGGATTTCCCGCTTGGCGAAATTTACGCCAACCCCGGCATCTCGCAGCAGCTACTGGACGATTCTGCGGTCGATCTGGAAGCGTGGCTCCGCGACGAGGTCGACACCGAGTTCTCGCGTCAGGAGGGTATCGCCTTCCTGTCGGGCAACGGCGTCAACAAGCCGCACGGCATCCTCACCTACGTCGAGGGCGCTGCGAACGCAGCGCGTCACCCCTGGGGCGCGATCGGCGTCGTTAAGTCGGGTTCGGCAACAGGTCTCACGGCCGATGGCTTTATCGACCTGTTTTACTCCGTCCCGTCGGAGTTCCGGGCAGGCGCAAAGCTCTTTACCAATCGCCAGTCTCAGGGGGCCATGCGCAAGCTGAAGGACGGGCAGGGCAACTACCTGTGGCAGCCGTCTTATGCCCTGGGTCAGCCCGCAACGCTGGCAGGCGAGGCGATTGTCGAGATCCCCGACATGCCTGCCGTCGCGGCAGACGCCATCGTTGCACTCTACGGCAACATGGAAGCCACATACCTGGTTGTCGACCGGGTCGGCATCCGGGTTCTCCGCGACCCCTTCACCAACAAGCCTTTCGTCCACTTCTACACGACGAAGCGCGTTGGTGGCGGTCTCCAGAACCCTGAGCCGATGCGCGCGCTCAAGGTCGGCGCCTGATTCCTGAGGCGGGCGGTTATGCCGCCCGCTACCCCTTGCCTCAGTCCTAGAAATCAAGGAGGTCACCATGACCAGCGAAAAGACCACGACGGCCGTCGTAGCGAACCACAAGACCGAAAACGTCAAGGTCACCAACGGTGTCAGCGCGCCGTCGACGCCCGGTTCCGAGCCGGCCAACATCCAGGCGGCTACGGCGATCGATCCGTCCGGGGCGCCAGTGCAGACCGTTCCCGGCGTCGATCTGGAGCATCCTGCCGTAGATGCAAACCCCCGCGCAGGCACGACCGTTGCGCAGAACCAGATCGACTTCAATGACCCGACCATTACCGGTGCCGAAGCAGTTGCGCAGGCGCTGAAGGAACAGGGCGTTGAAGCCAAGACCGAAGGCGACAAGTAAGCCATGATCCGCGTCATCACCCCGCCGCAGCCGATTGTGACCCCGGCGGAGATCGCCGGCAGTCACGCTCCGGACGATCCAGCCATCGCGGCCATGATCGCGGCTGCGACGGGGGAGATCGATGGTCCCTATGGCTACCTAAAGCGCTCGATCGGCAAGCAGACGCTGGAAATCGAGGGTGATTTCCGCGGCTGGTGGGTTGATCTTCGCCTTCCGCCCATCATCAAGGTCGTGAAGGTCTTCTCCGCTGCCGTTGGCGGCCAAGAGACGGAGCTTTCTTCCAGTCTATACTACTATACCCGCGAGCGTCTCCGTTTTCATAGCTGGCAGACCGCTACGCGCATCCAGTACGAGGCCGGGTTCAGCGAGGCTGACGGAACCGGGCCGGTACCGCCTCAAGTCAAGCAGGCGATCATCTTGTCGGTGCAGAACATGAAGGCGCTTAGCGCCGAAAACCTCTTCCTTCGATCTGAGGAAGTCGAGGGCGTGGGCACCTTTCAGTACACGGTCAGCGACCAGGCAGGAAACATCATACGGGACACCTGCCGGCGCCTGCTTGCCGGCCTTCGGGTGCCACGCACATGACGCCCGCCCAGGCCATCGCCGCGCTCGATCGGCAGCTCGCCAAGCACGGTCAGTTCATCATTCTCCGTAAGGGGAACACGATCGTCGATCAGGTCGCAACGCGTGGCTTTATCCGCGGCGTCACGGCTGACGACGTGGTCGGCAGCATCACGCAGTCGGACAAGAAGGTCACCTATTCGCCGACGGGCATCGCCGACGGTGTCTCAGTCGAAGGGTTCAACTCGATCGTCGTTGATGGCACGCCTCGCGCGCTGATCGGCAAGCCCGAAGTGATCAAGCTCGACGATGTCGTCGTCCGGATTAACGCTGTGGTCAAAGGCTGATGGCTCGATATTCTTCCATGAGCGAGGTCGTGCGAGTCCTGAAGCAAGAGACCGCAAGCCAGACACAGCGCATGCTTGTCAACACCGCCAAGAGCGAACATCGCAAGGTGATGAACGACCAGCCTGCGCCGTCGTCGTTCGTCCGTATCGTCGATGGCGCTGAGGGCGCCCCCGAAGAAGCTGTCACGGCCGATGGCGTCATCATCTACCAGTACAGCCGCATTGCTGAGGTAGTGCAGTTTGCCATGGACGCGCTGTTCGATGTCTCTCCGGTTTTGTCCGGTGATTATCGCAGCGGTCATACGCTGATTGTGAATGGCCGCCCTGTCGCCAGTATTCAGGACTGGAAGTCGGGCGAGGATATCGTGATCACAAACACGCTTCCCTATTCTCGCAAGATCGAGGTTGGCACCATGAAGATGCGGGTTGCTGGATCTTCGAAAGTCTATCAGCAAGCCCGTCGCCAGGTCATGGCACGCTACGGCAACATGGTGAGCGTCGAATTCACATATCGCGCCTTCATCGGCGGGATGAACGTCAACCAGGCGAAGGCGGCCTCATCGGGGAAAAGTTGGTGGCTTGGTCATAGCGGTGACGCTCGATCGGCGTCGGGCGTTGTCGAGAGCACTGTCGCGAAGAAGCATGGGAGATCCGCTCACAACGCTTCGGACGTTCGATTTCCATGCCTCGTGATCCGGGAGCGCTGAGATGGCAGATTATGCTGGTGCTGAAGCTGCGATACGCGCCCGTCTCGAAGAGAATTGGAGCACAACCCGCATAACATTTGAAAACGAGACGCCTGCCGATCCATGGCCGCCGCTCGATGGTGAAGGGCTGCTGGTTCCGTGGGTCAACCTTGAGATCGAGTGCTACGGCAGTGAGATTGTAGGGCAGGGTCGTCCTGGAAATCACGTCTACCGCTACAACGGCTCCATTTCAGTTCACGTCTTTACTCCGGTCGGTACGGCAGACACGCTCGGCAAGGAATATGCGGTCGCGATCGGCGAGGTGTTCCGGCGCAAGACATTCTATCAGGTCGCACCTGGTGTCTGCGTCAGGACGGAAGATCCTTACCCTTCAGACAGCGACAAGGGCTCCAACGACGGCAACTGGTTCGCAACAACGACGATTTGCCCGTTCGTCTACTGGCACCGCGGCTAACCTTCAATCAGGACAATCTTCATGATCCCTTGGATGCTTGTTGCAGCCATTGACGCTGTCGCATGGCGGTTTGGCTATCGAACGTGGGTCACGGCCGTTGGCGGTCCCGGCTGGCACCGGGGGCGGTTTGGAGCAGACAGGATCCACTTCAAGCGCCGAACTCGTGATGAAAAACGCTTGCCGAAGCTGAAGGCTTGCAAACCCAACCTCAAGACATAGGAGGGCCACATGGCCTATAGCGAAAATTGGAATGGCTATGTCGCCTTCAAGGCGCAGACCGGTAAAGGCGTTCCCGCCAATGGAGCCGGTGGGCAGATCCTGCCGACTTCAGGCGGTCAGGGCGGCCAGCTGAGCAAGCAGGCGATCCAGTCGCAGATCGTGCGCCAGGACGGTCAGCAGCTGCGTGGGCGCCACGGTTCGCGCCGGACGGCCGGCACCTATTCCAGCGAGATCGGTATCGGTCGCGCAGATCCGATGATTGAAGCCATCATGCGGGGCACTTGGTCCGCATCTGATCTCGCCGTGACACAGGCTACCATGACGAGCATCACCACGACGACAAATTCAATCGTCGCAGCAGATGGAAGCTGGATCACGGCAGGCTTGCGGGTTGGTGATGTCGTTCGCGCAACTGGCCTTCCCGATGCCGCCAACAACGGCAAGAACCTGCGGATCGTTGGCCTCACGGCCACTACAATCACGACCGACGAGCCGCTGATCGCAAATGCTTCCGCCGATACGACCTTCTCGATTGTCCGTCCGGGGCGCGTGCTGCTGAACGCTGGTGCAGGGTTGATGCCGCGCCGCTACTTCACGCTCGAGGAATACGAATACGACCTCGACGCGTCGGAAGTTTTCCCGGATTGCCGTTGGTCGCGCTTCATGGTCCGGATGGCTCCGAACGGCAATCTCGACTGCGAATACGGCTGGATGGGTACGGGCGACTCGACGATAGCTCAAGGCGTCAACGCGCCCATCTTCCCGGCTCCTATCGATCCGACAATGATTTCCGTCGTTGCGACGGAAGCGTCGCTCCGGTTTGGTTCGGAAACGCTGATCGATCTGACGTCCTTCGACTTCACACTGGATCTGCAGCCGAGCGCCCCGGATACGATCAATCCGAAAGGCCTCGCGCCTGATGTATTCCTGGGCACGATGCAGGCCTCCATGAACCTGACGGTCTTGCGAAAGGATCTGCAAGCGCTGTCCGACTTCAGCAGCGAGACGGCCCTTTCGCTGCACCTGCTCGCGCAAGGTGCCGAGGCGACGCCCCCTGATTTCTTCTCACTGGTCGTTCCCAACTTCACGCTCGGCTCTGTCGCCAAGTCGGCTCTCAGCAAGGGCGGCGGTGCGCGAACGGTGACGCTCGGCATACCGGCCGATCTGGTCGGCAAGGATGCTCGCGGCGGTGCGTTCGATCCGACGACCGTCAAAATTCAGGTCAGCAACGCAGCCTAAAGGAGGCTTCCATGTCAACGACGGAACAGAAACTTCGGACCGCCGCCCAGGCGTTCCAGGACGCGCTTCTCGACGCCAAGGCTGAAGGCCTTCACGTCGCATGGCCGGTCCATCCCGATCAGCTCAATGCGCTGGCGATCAGCGAAACGAGGGCGACTGTTGTCACGGTACAGGTCGTTGCCAGCGACGAGATGTCAGCGGAGACCGTCGCCAAGGCTGGAACCGCTGCTCAGAAAGCCGTCGACCGGACGGTCGCCAAGGCTTCGGAATAACCCTCTCGGCCCCGACAGGCTGATCTTGCGCATGCGCAAACGAGGCGGCGGGTTGTCGGGCCTGCCGCCTCCCTTCCGACAAAGGATAATCTAATGGCACTGAAAACTGATACCAGCGATGCCGGCGGCGCAATCGACCTTGGCGTATTCCTCCCGACTGATGAGACGACGCTTTCCATCAAGGCTCCCAACGGTTCCGATACCGGCTGGGTTTGGCGCCTGGCGGGCCCGTCGCATTCGCAGACGCTAGCGCACAATGACCGAGTTGCCCGACGTCAACTGGCGAAATCGGCTTCGATCGAACAGGCGCAGGTCAACGGCAAGAAATACAAGGCCGACGAAAAAAGCCCTGATGAAGCTCGACGAGAAAACGTAGAGAATATCGTAGCTCGTATCCTCGGATGGAACCCGATCAGGCTCGGTGCAGAGACCATCGAGTTCTCTCGTGAAGCGGCCATCACACTTCTTCTGCGTCCCGACATGGGTTGGGCTTACGCGCAGGGTGCGGAGGCGCTGGCAGAGGAAAAGACTTTTACCAAGGCCTCCGCGACTCCCTGATCGAGTTTGCGGAGCGGGCCTTCGAACTTGGCGCCCTTCAAGAGGAGGGCGTCAGTCTCCGGGAAGTGCTGCGAGGGCAGCTGGAGCGCACGAAAGACCCGAAGCGGATTGCCGAGATCCAGAACGAGCTAGCTCTTCCACCTTTCCCTGAAGAGTACGCCTACCTCTGGAAAGCTTACAACCGGATCAGGGCCCGCAAGGGTGGCGGCATGGCAGGCGTCTTGCCGATTGAATGGCCAGACATCGATGCCTTCGTGCGAAACAGTCGGCAGCGCTTCGACCCCATGGAAATCGAGATCATAGAGGCACTCGACGACGCTTATATCGCCGTCGAGCGTTAGAAATATCAGACGGACGGTTTGCCTGGCGTCACATGCTTCATGGTCGGCTTGGTCTTCTTCGGTGGGGTTGCCGCTGGGGAGGGAGATCCTGCCCGCTGCAGGGTGATGTGTGCAGGGTTCGGTGTATGATCCAAGCTTGCACCCGTGGCGGCATCGACGCCAACGCCGATGATGCCTCCGAGAAGGACGTTGCCCGCCATACCGGCAGCGCCCCCGCCACTGACCTTAGTTTTGATCTCGATCGATCCCTTCTGATATCCCGGCTTTTCCGCAAAAGCCGTGAACTCTTTCTTACGCTCCACCGTGATCGTGCAGGGAGAGCGTGGGCAGTATTGGCCCGTCGAAGTGCTAATCGCAGCATCAGACGGTTCAGACGTGATGGTGACGCTTTCGGTTCGACCCCGGGTTACGGTGCCGCACGAAGCGAGCAAGACAAGCGGAAGCACTGCGGCCAAGGATCGCCGCGCAAAGATGTATGATTTCAAGGTAGTCCCCTCATTTAACGAGGGGATAATGTCACAACTTTACAGAGAGTCGAGTCGTCTTCGCAATACGCCTAAACTCTCCCCGATCTTAAGCTTAACAGCGGTTCCAAAGGCGGCAACCAGCCGGATACCTCCTCCAGATCCCGATGTAGAAACCTCACTGTTATGCACCCAATACCCCTCACCACCGGAGCCGACAAATGGCTGTAGAGCAGAGAGTCGTAGAGCTTGTCATTGATGCCTCTGGCGTCGAGCGCGGTGTGCAGCGAGCTGAAGCGGCCTACGACCACCTCGGTGCGCGCGGTGACGCTGCAGCCGGTAAAATACAGGCTGCGTTTGATCGACAGTTTCAGTCGTTTAGTACCCGGGCGCCCCGTAGCATCGACCAGGTCGCGAACGCTTACGACAGTTTGCAGGCGAGACTAGACCCGCTTTTTAGCGCTCAGTTGCGAGCTGAACGGGAGATGACGCAGAGCATGGCCGTCATCAACCGTGCTATTTTGCTAGGGGTGGCGACCGAGGAGCAGGCGACGCGCGATATCGCCCGTTTGAAGCAGATGCAAGTCGAGGCGATTAATCGCGTGAAGGACGCGCAGACCGCAGCCAACGCGGTTCAGGTTGTCCCTCAGAGAAATCGCGCGGCAAACGACAACTTCAACGTATCGAACCTGGCTTTCCAAGGCCAAGACATCTTCACGACAGCGCCTACCATGCCCTGGTACACGGTTGCCCTTCAGCAGGGCCCCCAGGTCGCCAGTGTTATCTCGTCGATGGAGAAGCCGGCGTCCGGCTTGGCCGCGGCGTTTGCGGCAATCGTCAGCCCGCTGTCGCTCGTCACGATCGGCCTTGTCGGCGCAGCGGCTGCCGGCATCGGTTATCTTGCGAGCCTCCTAACCGGAACGAAAGAAACCGAGGAGGCGCTCAAGCGTCACGCTGACCTCATTCGTGATCTGAAGGGTGCATATGGAGAGGCTGCGGCGGCCTGGAAGATTACATGCGGCGGAGCAGTGCGGAAACTGGTGCCGCAGCACGACTGAACCTGAAAAGCTCGCAGAAAGAGCTGAAGGACGCCTCGCAGGATTTTGCGTTCTCTTACATGCCAAGCGGCGGTTTGTTCGGGCGATCGGCGTTCGATCCGGCCTATGAGGCGTTTCGAAAGCAGATCACGGATCTCGGCGAAGATGCCAAGGTTGGCAAAGCGAACATGCAGGCGTTCCGCGACGAGATCGAGGCGAAGGTGCAAGCCGATCCTACGCTGCGCAACAAAGCTGATGAACTACTGGCCGCGGGCGATGCGGCGTTCGAGGCCGATCGTAAAGTCCGGCAGGCGGAGGCGGCTATCGGGATTCTCGAAGGCAAGGCATCTACGGCGGCCGGAACCGTCACAAGCCTGTCGCGTGCGCTTCGGGAGTTGAACCAGATCGCGCCGCCACAGGTCAGCGAGCAGGACCGGATCTCTGCGGCCGCTCGAAACGCAGAGCGCGCAGCGAGTGGGTTGACGGGCGTAGCCGCTGAAGAGGCAAGGCGTCGCATTCTCATTGCTGAAACCCGCGCCCGCCAGCGCGCATTGGACCAGGACCCGCAGATTGTTAACTCGGACGGAAACGTCACGAACGTACCGATCCCGGGGCAGAAGCCAAACGAGTTCGAGCGGGACCCGGCGGCCATCATCGAGACGACCAAGGCTGGCGCTGACCGTGTCCGCCAGCTGCGTCAGGAGATTGACGCCCTCGGTCTCACCGCAGGCGCTGCGGCTCGGCTACGCTACGAACAGGAACAGCTGAACGATGCTGTCGACAAGCACATCGAACTTAGCCCGCAACAGCGTGCCCAGATCGAAAAGGATGCTGCAGCGATCGGTGCCATGACAGACAAGCTGTCGCAGATGCGCTTGCAGCAAGATGCCCAGTTCGAGTCCGATCAGTTGTTCCGGACGGATCGCGAGGCTCGCATCGCAAGTCAACTTCGTGGCTCCGGTGTAGAGGTCGATCTTGGTGGGCAGAATGCAGCAATGCTGCGCACGATCGAGCTTTTGAAAGAGCAAAAGAAGGCTTGGGAAGATATCCGGGACGTCGGGAAGGATGCCGTCGACCAGATCGTCGACAGCGCCACTAGCGGTTTTGAGGATATCACTGATGTGTTCAACAACATCGCGAAAGACGTGCTGAAGCAGTTCACCACGCTTGGTGTGGCGAACCCGCTGAAGAATGCGATCTTCGGCGGTGAACTTCCGACGATGGATACGGTAGGCGGCATTGGCGGTATCTTCAAAGCCCTGACGGGCGGAAGTAATCCAGCGATGGACGCTGCCAGTCGCAGCGTTGGTGCTATGTCCGTGACAGCCGCGAGCGTCGTTGTAAATGGCGGCGTAGGTTCTGCTGTGTCCAGCCTTACCGGGCAAGCTGCAAACGGAAATGATCCGTTCGCGGCCGTGCTCAAAAATGATCCGGCGTCTTATGGCTCCGGTCAAAAGCTGGCTTGGAACTTCTGGAAGTCGAAGGGCCTTGCAGATCACCAGGTCGCCGGCGTCCTCGGCAATATCAAAGCGGAGAGTGCGTTCAATCCTGCTGCGATCGGCGATGGTGGCGCCGCGAAAGGCCTTTATCAGTGGAATGACCGTGGCCCGTCGATGATCGGCGCGGTTGGTGCCGACTGGAAAAACAACCCGCTTGCCCAGCACGAGTTTGCCTACAAGGAACTGATGGGACCGGAGAACCGGGCATGGAAGGCTCTTCTGGCTTCGCAGGACACCAAGGGCGCGACTGCTGCTTTTGCTGGCTTTGAGCGTCCACGTGGCTTTTCGTGGGATAACCCGGAGGCGGCGCACAACTTTGTCGGTCGCCTGAATGGAGCCAACGAATCCCTATCCAAGCTTGGCGGGACCGCGAACGTGGCAACGCAGGGGCTCGGCACTCTCGGAAACGGTCTCGGGCAGCTCGGCAACGCTTTCCAGCAAGCCGGCACGTCCGGTGCTCCTGCTTCCGGTGGCGGCGGTGGCATCTTCGGATGGCTCGGAAGCCTGTTCGGGGGTGGCGTTTCCCCGACCAGTTCGTCGTGGAAGGCGAACACTACGTTCGCTAGCGTCCTCGGGCTTCCTGGCTATGCAGACGGCACTGAGAGCGCGCCTGGCGGTTACTCATGGGTTGGCGAGAGGGGCAAGGAACTGATGCGTGTACCTCGAGGCGCCGAAATCATCCCGGCACACAGAACTGCCGCGGCGCTTGCGCCGTCGACACCTTCGGTTTCCTTCAAATCGACAGTCATCAACAACGCTTCTTCCGTCAACGTCGAGGAGCGCGAGACGACCGACGAGAATGGCGGGCGTGGCGTCGAGTACGTGATTTCCGATCGAATGGCGACGGCCGCTTCAAAGCGCGGTGGTGCATTTGATCGCCAGCTACGGGCACGCGGCGCAACCATGCCGAGGCCCCGCCGATGAACTTGCCAGCCTGGCCGGCGACGTTACCGGCTCCACTGCGTGACACGTTCCAGATGCAGGATGACGACCCGCGCATGAAACGACAGAGAGAGACCGGCGGCCTCGGATATCGCCGCCGGTTCTCAGCGGTGGCGAAGACGGTCCAGATGGCTATTCAGGTCGACCGCTCAGATCTTGGTGACTTCGAAAAGTTCTATCGGGAACTGACCGGTCGCGGAAGTCTACCGTTCACGATGCCGGACCCGACGACGGACGCGTGGCCTCTGCTCGATCAGGACGGTGTCCAGTTGCTCGATCAGAACGACCGACCTTTGCTCATGTCCAAGATCTGGGTTTGCCTGTTTGGTGAAGAGGTCCCGGTGACGATGCCGCTCGACATGGCGTTCCGCGTCTCATTTCCCGTCGTGGTGTTGCCATGAGGCGATTATCGCTGAACGCCAGACTGGCGCAGGAAGAAAATTCGACGGACGAAATCGAAATATGCCTGATCGTGATCGAGCACCCGGCGCTCGACGAGCCGGTCCGGCTTTCTACTGACAATACCGAACGTCTATCGCTTAGCCCATTGATGTACGGGACACGCTCGACCTGGATGGGCGCGAACCCGATCACGGAACCTTACCTGTTCGTTCTTGCATCGGCAGAGCTTCCGTCCGACCTCGACGATGCGCCTGCTTCTGCCTCGATCGTCTTGGACAACGTCGACAACGATATCGGCGCAATACTGCGCAGCGTCACTGATCGCGCGACCGTCCATATGGCAGTCGTGCTCGCGTCGTCTCCAAACCTCACGGAAGCGGAGTATCGCGAGATGAAACTGGTCAACGCCGACGGTGATGTCGGAGAAGTTCGGTTGTCGTTTTCGCGTGAGCCGATCGAGGACGAAAGCTACCCGACCGACCGCATGACAAAGCAACGCTTCCCGGGGCTGCATCGATAATGCATTGGAGCGCACGGTACATCGGCGTCCCGTTTAGAGATCTTGGACGGGACGCATCCGGCTGCGATTGTTGGGGGCTGGCACGTCTCGTCTTTGCAGGCGAGCACGGCATTGAGCTTCCGTCCTATGCTGACAGCTACGCCAGCCCGGACGAACATCGCGAGATCGCGAACCTTATTTCTGGCGTAGTCTCTACCGCCGCATGGCTGCCCGTAGACAGCGTTCGTGACTTCGATGTCCTGGTGTTCCGTCGCGGTCGACTTGACACGCATGTCGGCCTCGTCTGTGGCCGCGGGCGCATGCTGCACATGGCCGGAACAGATCAAAGCAAAATCGAGGCGTATGAAACCGGCGCGTGGGGCAATCGCCTGCACGGCGCATTCCGTCATGAACTTCTGAGTGAGCTTGCCCTATGACGACAGCACTTGTTCCCGTGCTTGGTATGCCTGGCCTCGATCCGTCGATCGCTCGTATCGAGGAGTTGTTTCCCGAAGGCAAGACCATCCTCGAAATCGTTTCGGACGTTCTGAAAACCCGCAAGATCAGCACGCTTGCCCGCACGCGGGTCGCGTTGGTGACGGTCGCCGGCGCGGTGATCGTGCCGCAGTCGAAGTGGGGAATTGTCAGGCCGAAAGCTGGCGTGCACGTCGTCATCCGTGTTGTGCCCGGAAAGGCGGTGCTCAAGTCGGTTCTGATGATTGTCGTCTCGATCGCGGCGGTTGCGCTCGGTCAGTTCTGGGGCGCTGCGCTTGCTGCATCCACAGGTCTTAGCGTGGGCGCTGCGCAGGGACTGATCGGTCTTGGTGTCACGCTTGCTGGAAACTTGCTGATCAATGCGATCCTGCCGCCACCGAAAATGGAAAGCAATGAAAAGCGCGATACCTATACGATCTCGGGCTGGAAGAACCCTCTGACGCCAAATGGCGCAGTCCCTGATACGTTCGGTCGCATACGCCGTGCACCACCCTTTGCCGTCATGCCGTACACGGAGATCGTCGGCGACTGGCAGTACATTCGTGCAGCTTTCGTCTTCGGCTATGGCGACGTCGCCTTGAGTGATCATCGCATCGGCGATACCGATTTCGGCAAATACGACGAGATCGAGATCGAGGTTCGAGAGGGGCTTCCGGGTGATCTGCCTCTAACCTTGACGCCACAGCAAACGCTCGAAGAACAGGATGGCGCCGAACTGACGCGGCCGTATCCTCGCGACGACGAGGGGGAAAGGATTGACAATGCACCGACAGAAGAGACGCCGGTAACGCGCTTCACAGCGTCGGACACCGCGACCATTTCCGTCATCATCGGGTTTCCTGCCGGTCTGTTCAAAATGAACGACGAGGGCAAGCGAAAATCTTTGATTGTCTCAATCCGCATTCGTCACCGCCTGGTCGGCACGACGGGCTGGACAGAGGTCGTGACCTTGGACGTCAGAGCCTCCAATCAAGAGGGCTTCTATCGGCAGCATACGTGGAGTCCTGCGGCACGCGGCCGCTACGAGGTTGAACTCACGCGAATGACCGATGAACGCACCTCCGCGCAGGCTTCCGATCGGACGGTGTTCGTTGCTATGCAGTCGATCCGGCCGGAGTATCCAATCAATATGGATAAACCGATGGCGCTGGTCGCTCTACGGATCAAGGCTACACATCAGCTCAATGGCGCCCTTGATAATTACAACGCCCTGGTCGCTCGCCGCTGCCTGGACTGGAGTAATGCGGCCAAAACCTGGGTGAACCGTGCGACGAGAAATCCGGCGGCTCTGTTTCGTTACGCACTTCAGTCTGCAGCAAATCCTTATCCAGTGAACGATACCGGCATTGACCTGGCGCAGCTCGCCGACTGGCATGACTTCTGCCGCATCAAGGGGCTTGAGTTCAATGAGGAGGTTCTCGACGGGCGATCTCTCGGTGATCAACTGGCGCGTATCGCCGCCGCCGGCCGCGCATCTCCGAGACATGATGGCGTGAAATGGGGCGTCGTCATTGACCGCCCGCAGACCGTCGTCGTCGACCACATGAACCCGCGCAATTCGGTTCAGTTTCGGTGGTCTCGCGCTTACCTCAAAAATCCTGATGGCTTTCGGGTGTCGTTCCGAGATGAGACGAATGATTACAAGCCGACCGAGCGCGTTGTGCCTTGGCCTGGTCATGTCGGGGACATCAAGGTCACCGAAGAGATCGAAATGCCGGGAAAGACGAACCCGGATGAAATCTGGCGTGAGACGCGCCGGCGGATGCACGAGCTGACCCTGCGCCCCGATCAGTATTCCTGCATTCAGGACGGGGCTGCCCGCTCGGCGACACGTGGCGATCTCGTCATGGGGTCATTCGATACGCTGGAGCGCACCCAGGTCTCCGCAATGGTTGCGGCGGTTCGCGATAGGTATGTCGTGCTCGATGATGAAGTCGAGATGGAGGCAGGTGAAAGCTATGCCGTCCGTTTCCGTACGGGGCTGACCGAAGAAGATACGATCGGGATTTCCGTGGTCCGTCCGGTGGTGACGATGGCGGGGGTTTGGAATTCCGTAACACTGCAGGAAGGCGGCGTGGCGCCAACCGTCGGCACGATCCTTCACTTCGGCAAACTTGCGACTGAAAGCCGTGCGATGATCGTCGCAGGTGTCGAGGCAGCTGAGAACTTCAGCGGGTACTATCACCTGCTCGATGCAGCGCCCGAAATTGATACTTTGACGGATGCGGAGATCCCGCCAGCGTGGAATGGCCGTATCGGTGACGAGATAGATGCAGGGCTCGTCGCGCCGGCCGCACCGCGTGTCACCTCGATTCGGACCGGTTACAATGTCGACGATGGCGACACAAACTCGCTCGAAGTCCTCATGGCACCAGGTTTTGGCAATTCAGTGCCGCCGTCGATCTTCACGGTGTTCTATCGGAAGGGGACCACGGGGGCATATCTGCAAAAGTCGGTTCCTGCCGCGAACGGCGGTTTGAAGATCCCCGGCTATGCCCGCGGCGACACAATCCAGCTGTACGCCACCGCGACAAGTGCAGCAGGCGTGTCTTCCGCTGCGACGACCCCAGTGACCGTCATAATTGGTCAACGTGACACGGGCTTGCCGCTCGCACCGGTTGAGGCACGTGTGAACGTCTCCGGTACTATCGCGACGCCCTCGATGCGAGCCGCCAACGATCCCAACACGGCTGCTGTGTTCTTCAAGCGCGGGACGCGAGCGCAGTCTTTCGAGGCAGCGTCTGTCATTGGTCAGGCGGCGTATCTGGCAACCGCCAACCAGGCAATCGCGCTCGAAGATCCGAGTGGGCCTGGTTACGGCAAGTACCGGTACTGGTTCGCGTCGCTGAATGACGCGGGAAATCTCTGCCTTAACCCGGTGTTCGTCGATGCTGACATCTATGGGCCTGACGTTGTTACAAACGGTGCCTTCGCATCGGATACGACATGGACGAAAACAGGTGGAACTACGATCGCTTCCGGCGTTGCAAGCCACGTGGCTGGCAGTGCAGGCGGCGTTTCCGAAGTCGTTTCGGTAACGCCTGGTCATGTCTACGAAGTGAAGTTCGACGTCACTGCGCGCACCGCCGGCAATGTAAGTATGCGTCTCGTCGGCACGACCACGAATATCGGCGAAGCACGCAGCGCCGTAGGCACTTATGTCGAGACCCTGACAGTTCCCGCTACGTCCGGCACCATATCGCTCGCGGCGCTATTCAGCGCTGACGCGGTCGCATCGATCGACAACGTCTCCATGCGGAGGATCGGATGACGGACACGCAAAAGGCGACGGTCGACGGCATCATCGTCGAAGGGACGGGCTTCGTGCCGCAAGCCGGCGGTTCCGTCAAAATTTACTACGTCATCCCCGCAGTCGGGTTCGGCTAAATGCTCGTCATTCCACTGCGGCTTGTCGGCTATCGCCCAGCCGTACTGGCTTCGTAAAACACCCCTAATTATTCGAGGTATTCCATGGCTGACGGCGTCAAGCTGACGACGGTCGACGCTTCGTCTTTGTTCGACGAGGTGATCGCAACACGGGATGGGAGCGTTGTGCGCATTCCGTTCCTAGGTGCTGCGGCACAACTTGCAGGTACAGGCCCGGTTAAAGATCTTGTGGATCGCATCCGAGAAGCCCTGGAAGACGACATCGCCAACCTTTCCGATCTCGTGGCAGGCGGCACGAAGCTAAACCTCGCTGATCCTGTCGCCTTCCAGTCTTCATCGCAGGGCGCATTGGCCACCGCCTTTGCAGCCGGGACTATCCATAACGGCCACACCGCTGTTCTGGGCGAACGTTTTTTCTTGAACGACAGAGGCCCCGAGACTGGCCTTTATAACGTCACGGCTGGCGCGCCGGTTCGAACGTCGGATGCCAACGAGGCATCGGAGCTACCGCTCCTGACTTTCCTCGATAACATGACCGGCAACTCCTACACCTGCATCACGCCTGCACCGATCACGATCGGCACGACTATCCTGAAGTTTATTCAGTCTGGAAAAGGCGGGTCGCTCCTGCCTTCGCTCGCTGCCGGGCAGGCCGTGTCCGACCCGTCCAACGCTCGTTTTGCGCTCATCAACGCTGCCGGTGACGTCCTGCAACTGATCAGCTGGGCCGACCTTTTCGCAAAAATCAATGGGGAAGTCATGGGACCGCCAACATACGTCTGGCCTGCAAACAAGATCGTCAGGTCAACCTCCGTCGAAGTAATCCCTGCAGACGCAGGCCTGCAAGAATACGATATCATCAACTCGGGTGACGCCCCGGCTTACATCACAGAGGCTGGACTGCCGGCGACGATCGGCGGATTTGGCAGCATTCCAATCGCTGCCAAGGGCATATACACCACGGACAAAGCACTTGCTGGCCCGGTCAACGGGATCTCATCAGGCGAGACTTTGCTGACGGTGAAGTTCAGAACCAGAACGAATTACAACGTAGCGGCTCGCGCAGCAGCTCAAGCCTATACGGACAAGGTGAATGCCCTTAGCCCGCTCACGGCAGCGCAAGTCACGGTCTTGCAGGATTTCTATTCCGCCATTTACTCGTCGGGCGCTCTTGCCAGCCTGGGCGTTTTCTACAACTTCGTCGCGCCGGGTCTAGCCTCGTTTATCAACCTGTGCGATCTCGATGGCCAGCTTGCGGCGACAGTCGGTACGGTTACGCGTACCAACTGGCGATACCTCACTTTCGATGGGCTTAGCGGCTACCTGAACTCGCGGAGATACCTGTCCGAGTTTGCTCGTGATGGGGATCACAGTCTTCTGGTCTACCCAGGCTCCAATATGGCCCAAGGCTCCAGCCGTGTGGCTGTCGGCGAAGCGGAGGTCACGCTCACGCCTGCTCGCACGACGACGACCGTCGCGGGGCGATCGCTCGACACGGTCACCTACACGCCTACCGGTTTCACGGCTGGCGCGTCCCTTCTGTCCATGTCTCGTACAGCCCCGGACAAAGTGATTTTCCGACAGGGCCTTTCCACCAAGCTCGAAGTAGCCAGCGTTGCATCGCGCTTGCTCTCCAGTCGCAACCTGCTGATCGGCGCAAGAAACGTAGGTCCGACAGGTGGCAACCCCGAACCGAGCGCCGGCAGTTTCTTCACAGGCCCGATGATCGCCGTTGGCGCTGGCCGGGGCCTGACAGACGCAAGCCATGCAGCCTTCCAGAATGCTATCGCCAAACTGGCTCTCGACGCGGGGGTATTCTGATGGCGACTTATAACCACGACGCCGGCATTTTCGGCGCTGGCATCGGCGGGATCATGGGCGCGATCGAGTTGGCCAGGCGTGGCCTGTCGGTGGGCGTCCTTGAATGGTCACCGGCCCGAGGCGGCATGACGGAAGGCGGTCTTGGCGGGGCGATGGACTTTTACCGGGAGCCTACCCGGTCGGGCCTGACCAGGGAATGGTATGAGCGGGTCACCGCCAACTGGCTGGCAGAGAATAGCGATTGGGCCAGCCGCACCAACCCTGACGGCACGCCGTATTGGGATTGGAATGTTGCCGACTTCCTATCGAAAGGCCGGATGTACTACACGCCGGGGCAAGCTCGCGCTGCAACCGATGCGATGCTCGCTGGCCTGCCGATCACCATCATTCGCAACATCTGGATCAGCAAGGCGGAAGAGAAAAGCGACGGCCGAACCTACGTCACTCTGACGAACGGCGACGTCCATACAGCGTTCAACTGGCAGGATGCTTCCTACGAGCGCCACCTTTCCAAGGCCCTCGGGATCACCAGCGGCTACGGCCGAGACGCAGTCTCGACCTATGACGAGAAGCATACGGCCGGCAGTCAGAACGGCTTGGTGACGAGCCGCAACAATCTGGACGCCAAGGGCAACCTGTACCCTCGCATCAGCCAGATGCCAGCCTCGGTCCCGTTCGGCTCGGCCGACCAGATGCCGATGGGCTTCGTCTTCCGCATGACGATCTCGAAGCATCCGAACCGCCTGCCGTTCCCGAAGCCGTCGAAGTACCGGCGCAAAGACTTTGAGTGGTTCATCGATCGCTCGCAGACGATGAACAATTTCCAGAACATCTCCTCCTACAAGCGGATTGGCGAATATCTGTACGGCACCAACGGCCCGTCGCTGCACGGCCTTTCCTGGGGTTATGAACAGTGCAAGACCCGCGAAGAGGCGCTCGCCTTCTGGGAAAAGCATTTCTACATCCAGTCGGGCATGTACTGGACGGCGCAGAACGACCCGGCTTGCCCGGCCGCGCTGCGTGCCAGCGTTGCAGAGCACGGCCTGCCGCACGATCAGAACCAGGCGGTCGGCGACTATTACGGCACGCCTGGTTGGTCTAGCCAGCTTTACACCCGCGAGTCGGGCCACATGATCAACGACGACATTCTGACCGAGAAACACGTCTTGAGCGTGACCGCGTCCATGGCGCTGCCAGACCCGCTGATGATGCACGGCTACGGCATGGACAGCCACATGATCCGCGAATACCCGCTTCCATCGGGGCAGAGCCAGTATGACGGCTGGATCGACGTGGTCGGCGAAGGCCTCTATCAGGTTGGTTTGGCGAACGTCAAAACGCCGAGGGGCCAAGCAAAGAACCTGGTCCTGTCTTGGGGCTTTTCGCAGTCCCGGTCCGTCCTCACGTCCTCGCGTATCGAAACCGGTTATCAGATCCTCGGCGAAATGTGTGGTCTGGTTCAGGCCATCGCGATCGAGCGAGGTATATCGATCGCCGACGTGGACTACAGCATGGTGAAACCCGAACTCACTGCACGCGGCGCCTACCTGACAGGCCTGCGCACTGGAGGTGTAGACGAATGACGTCCTTTCTATCACCATTCTACTCGAACACCGGCGGCTCTGGCGCGGCGGAAAGCCATGTCACGGGCAACGGCGTCATGGTCCACAATAAGGGCCATATGGTCGGCCGGCCGTTGATTGCCGGCGGTGGCATCGAGATCCGCAACAACGACGGTATCGATGGAGATCCTGCGATCGCGGCTGCTATCCAAGGCCAGCTTGCCTTCGTCAAGAGCGTGCCGTGCCATCTTGCTGGCGGGACGATGCTGCCCGTCTACAAAATGCCCGGGCTGTTGCACTACAGGATCACCCATATCCTGTTCACCAACCCGACGGGCACGCCTGTCGAGTTGCGGGCCGGGATCTATACCAAGCCTGCCAAGGGCGGGGTTGCGATCCTACCGGCTACGCAGGCCTATACCGGGCTGGTGGATGACATCTATTCCACACTCGAAATTCAGGTGGCCGCAGCCCTGCGCGAAAAGCGATCTGCGCCTTACCTCTGGTTTATTCCTGAGGTCGTGAACACCGCCGAGCTGTACGTGGACATTCACGTTCGGGGCGAAGTTCTGGAATGGGAAATCTGATGGCCTCAACCCACCGCGCACAGGAAAAATGATCATGCCCATCGAACGCTATGCCATCATCGACGTATCAGCAGAGCCGCAAGCGGTTGTCGACATCATCGACCTCATCGACAACCCCGGCGCCGACGATCACGAAAACCTCGTGGTCACCGAAGGCTTCCATGCAGTTCTTTCTTCCAATGCCCAACTCAGCTGGATCTGGGACGGCGAAACCCTCAAAGAACCGCAGCCTTGAAAGCGTTCATCACCTACTACGACGCCTCTATTACCGTCATGCGACCCGATGAGATGGGGAGATGACTATGAGCAGCAGTGAGGCTCGGCGCTAACTGTAGGGAATTGGAGACCCAACGCCGAGCCTCTGCCACGATACCTATCAAGACCACCGTGACGACCCGACGCTACTCGCCGGGAGCTTGATTCGCTAGTGTCCGGGAACACCGGGCGGCTGGAGCAGGGGTAATGCTCCAGCAACGGGGCTTGTTTCGAGCAAAGGACCCGTCAGACAGCACGCAAAAATACCGTCACACCCGAACCCCTAGGGGCAGGCGTATGTGACCAGCAACGCAATAAGAAAGCAAGCGCAAGTGGACGCTTTCGCCTGTAGCCTGGCTCACCAGTGGGAAAGAAAGTCAACTGCAACCACACTGATCAGAGCGAACGCTGCCAGGGTAGCGACTGTGGTGGAGAGGTGCTTCATCGTGTCCTCCTTTGGATTCTAAAGGCTCTGCACGACTGCATGTTCCTGCCGTTGCGATGTCAGCGTTAAAACTTATGTAAAATGCCACCGCCACCGTTCTGAAACGTGGCAACCCCAAGGACAATTTGACATGAACTCGTCTCTGCAGAAAACGCAGAAGCGCTTGCTGATGCTTGGCTTCTCGCTACCGAAATACGGCGCCGATGGTGACTACGGCAAAGAGGCTGACGATGCGTTTAACACGGCGCTCGACCAGTTGGTCACGCTTCGCAGTCTGGTCGCATCGCCGCCAACCTCACTGCCACCCCAGATGCCCTCGACGTCGATCGACATCAAAGACCGGGTCATCCCTGCAGCCTGGATGCCAGATGCCAAGATCACCGGCATCGTCTTCCACTGGACGGCCGGCCAGAACAAGGCGAGCGAACTCGACCGGTCGCACTACCATCTTCTGATCGAGGCCGACGGCAAGCACGTTCGCGGCATTCCAACGATCGACCTGAACAGCCTGCCGAAGTCAAAGGTCGGCTACGCGGCTCACACGCTGAACTGCAACACGGGGTTCATCGGTGTGTCGCTCTGCGGCATGGCTGGAGCCATCGAGAACCCTTTCAGCGCCGGCAAGCAGCCAATCACGCGCGTCCAGTGGGACGAACTCGCAAACGTCCTGGCGCAGCTCTGCAAGCGCTACGGCATCAAGGTCAGCCGCAAGACCGTCCTCAGCCATGCCGAAGTCCAGACGAACCTCGGCATCAAGCAGAAGGGCAAGTGGGACATCGCCCGCCTGCCGTTCGATACCTCCATCCAAGGCGCGGCCGCGATCGGCGACCAGATGCGCGCCATGGTGAAAGCCGAACTCTAGAACCTTCCCATTTCAACACGAGGAAACTTCCCCATGATCCGCATCGATATCATCGCTGCCCGCGTCTTCGCGCTGCTTACCATCCTGGTCGTGTTCGCAAGCTTGTTCCAGCCGGCATATGCGCAGGACGCGGCACCCGTCATCGCCCCTTCCTCGATCTGGTTTGACCTCTGGTCGATCATCCAGCCGCTTGTCGTGCTGCTGTGCTCGATCGTCGGGCCGGTCCTGGTGACATGGATCTCGGCTCGTCTGATTTCACTTCTGAAGGTGGCCAACGAGAAACAGCAGCTGGATATTGAAACCAAGCTGCGTCAGGCGCTGCATGAATCTGCCGCAAACGCGTTGAAGTTCGCATTGGCGCGAGCTGGTGTTTCCGGTGGCGCTATCGCTCACGTGACCGCCGCGGCTATCACGAGTGGCGTGCTGCGCGAGGCCACCAGATACGTCGAGGAAAAAAACCCTGAAGCTCTACAGAGGCTGGGCGTCGCACCTAACGCGCTGCAGGATATCATCATGTCGAAGGTTCCGGACATGATAGCAGATCACCCGTCTCGGCCTTGATTGGGAATGTCCTGCTCTGCCAGTTGTGCAGGGCAGGACATTTCGCAACAGTCATCCTTGGCTTCGCCCGGCGTCCGTCTACGCTTGATCGCAACCGGCTCTACGGCAACGGGCCGTTGTGCCAGCATTCGCGGAAGTAAGGCATTGGATCGAACATCAGGTGTCTGTATTTACGGCGACAGTATCCCGACCGGAAGTCTCATCAATAACAGCCTGGATATTTTGAAGAACCACAGACTTCACGTCCGTTGGCGTTACGGCCCACCCTATAGCTGCAATCATCGAGATAGCAGTCAACAAGTATCCGACTTCGGTCATGATGTTCAGCCATCCAAGAGCTAGTGGAATGAGGCACACTAGCAACGCGTGAGCCACAGAAAGCCCCAAATAACGCAACGACACGAACAGTATCAATGCAACAACAATGGGTTTTAGCATGCGCGAAACGATGTACATTCGCATATTCCCAACAGAGGTTTCATTTTCCGTTGGAAAAGTTGCAGAAATCTTGAGGATAGTAAAGTATTATCGTTCGTTTGGTAAATTCCGCTGGCCCCGCACTTGTTTTTGTGTTGCGCGGGGCGCCTGAACCGAATCACCTTGGGGAGCCCTGTATGTCTTGGCCAATATGTCGAGCGTCGAGCCGGTCACCTATTTCAGCCAGGATACGGCAGGAACGCAGTCCGATGCGCGACCCATTAATACGGTGCGCGACCGCTACTGCCCCACCGCGTTATAGGTGATCCCGAACATACCTAGAGCGGACTGCTTAGTATCGCTGCTCGCGAGCGACCAGATGATCGTTGCAACAATAGCCAACGCTGCGATTGTCAGCCGAACGTGCTTATACAGGGCAAGGAACCCTAGTGCAGCGAACAAAAAAGCTATGGCAAGCGACAGGGTAAGGGATGCACCCAAGGCAACGAGGCTTCCAAGCATCACCAGTGCGGGCGCGTACTTGGTCACGAGCAGCCAGAGTTCTTCTCTCTTCACATCATCATGTTGCATGGTCGGTAACTCCTTAGACGGCCCGCATCAACACATCAAGTGTGCACCGCAGCGTAGCTGGGGGCTCCGAATTGCGCAATCCGCACACTCAACTGCAGCCGGCGCCACTTGGCAGCCTTATGAAAAACGTTTGAAGGGCATGGGGACTGATGACAGGGAGAAACGACATGCCAAACAGCGGCTTTGATCCTGAAGCAAAATATGCGCAGTTGGGAGAGCGGGTAGACAATCAGTCCCGCCAAATTGCTCAAGTTGATTCCCGGATGACACAAGGCTTTTCAGAGATAGCCTCTCAGATCCGCGGCTTGGTCGACGACATCCGGGGCGGGTCGAAAACGCAGTGGCCGATCGTCATTGGCTTCTGCACGGTATCGATCACGATCCTTGGTGGGCTCGGCTATCTTGCGCTGCAGCCCATCAAGGACAACGTGTCACAAATTCGCGAAGATACCAAAGGTCAGGCTTCCGGCACTTCGGCAGCCCTCGCGACCATTGTCGATAAAATGGTGACGCAGAAGGAGATGGAGTGGCGCACGGCACGCGGTCAAGAAGATCGCGCGCGCATGGACGGCTCGATAAAGGAAGTCCGGGAAGCGCAGGTGCCACGCGAGGAACTCACAAGGATATGGGCGAACTACGATCAGCGCTTCCAGGATCAGCAGCGGCAGTTGGACGAACTGAAGCTTGCTCAGGGAAGCGTTTATGGGGCAAGGGACGTCATCATGGATTTGAGACAGCGCCTAGATCGCGTCGAGCGCGAGCGGATCGGCCAGCCGTAGCTAGCAAGCATCGCTGTTTTTCCTTGTCCGGAACAGTCCGAACACAACCAAGACCACAGTGGATAGGATTATCAAAACGACGGCGAATACGGTTAGGAGGAGCCACCCCAAGCGTCGGGCAGCGTAAGCGAGCCACGTAATGACGGATTTCATCATCTGTGGGTCATTCCAGCTCCGGTATTTCGCCCCGCTTATAGATGACGACAGGCGGGCCATACTCCCCAATCGCGGGGTCAGCGTCTCGGCTCCATGCAACGACACCCGCATACTGATCCCCGAGCAACAGCGCGTCTAGCCTAGCCCGACCTGCCGTATCCACCTGACGAGGTTCAAAGGCGGGCACCAACTCCCCGTCTTCGTTCCTCACAAATGCCGCAAGCACAATAAGCTTCCCTTTTGTCGTCATCATCTCGCCTCTTATCGTGAGACAAATATGCCGCCCGGCTTACCGGACGGCAAGATGCTTGAGTGACACGCCGCCTTGCGTTTGTTAGCAATTCCTCAAGCTTCCCAAGCTGAGTATGGCTACGAGTCAGTGTCAAACTGGTAGAGGTTATGATGATCGACTAATCCAAGTGAAGGGAGTGGGATACAAGTGGGCCTTTTAACGCCAAGACAAGCCGCGGCCGAACTGGCAATTTCAACTCGCCAGCTGCGTGATCTGAGTTTGGACGGAGACATCACGTTCATCAACGTTGGTCGTGGCGACCGGCCGGCAAGAAGGTACGAGATGTCGGATCTCGAGGTATTCAAAGCTGAGAGAAGGACCGTGTCTTACCGAACAAGTGGCGCGCCGGCCTCCAGACGAATTGCAAACTCTCCGGCAACGAAGCCGATTGATATCCAAGAAGTCTTTGCTGCGCGGCAACAAGCAAAACTCGCTGCAAAGAAATTGAAGGCAACGAAATCCCTGCCATGAAGGCCGTTCAATCTTCTCGCTTTTTCTTTGCTCGCTTGCTGTTTCCAGCTGAGCGCTCCTTCGGCCGTTTCCCATTCGCCAGTTCCAGGGCCGCCTCGTATGCGCTTTCCGGAGATCGCGCCAACGGAATCCCTGAGACCGATTTCTTCACTGTGGTGGATCCCTGAGATGCAAGCTCAGCTCTCAGGACTGCGATGTGCTCCGGATAGAACACGTACTTCGCTCCGCGCCGTTCATAGTGCGGATGCTGTTTTAGAGCTTCAATCAGGAAGCGTCTCGATACGCCGAGCAGCAGGGCTGCACCGTTCGTATCCACCGGAACCATCAGCCGGGCCCATTCTGGAAGCGGAAGAGAGGCGGACCCTGGCCGTAGCTTGCGCGGCATGAACGGGCGCCTTACTGCACCTCTGGCGGCGGATAGCTCCGACCGATCGAGACGAGATACTCGGTGATTTCCTTGAGAAGGTGGTCACGTTCCCCGTACGCCTTCGTGATCGCGGACAGCTTCGGCATGACTGCCTCAAACTGGTCATCAGGAAGATCGGCGTCGCCGATCAAGTAACCCACGCCGGCAATACCTGTGATGTTACATCCCGTAGCGGCTACCTCCTCGACAAACGCGGGTATCTCTTCGGGTTTCATTTCGCGCCTCATCATATCGCGCTTCCTTTTTGCTTTAAGCAGTACCAGACGCGGAGTTGCAATGCGACTAGCTCAAACGCCAAACCCCACGGTTGACCAGGCGGGAAACAAACCAACAGCCCCGGTGTACCTATCCGCATTGACCATTCACGGTATCAGCCGAAGTTGAGCTTCTTATCGGTTCGCGCAACTATCAACGCACAGCGGGAAATCTTGCCGTTCTCTCCGATATCGAAGAACCGCTCTCTCACCACGTAGACAGCGCCTTCATAGCTCGCATGGAGGTAATCACCGACGTTTGGCGGGGAGTCGGCTTCGTGATCCAGGTCATGAACTGGCGCTGGGTTGTAAGGCGACGGTCCGTCGTGGTATTCAAAGCAGCTAATGTGGTAGGGGTTCATTGAAATTCCTCACGCCTTCATGTCACTTTGGCGAAAGCTCACACGAGCGACTTCGAACTCTTCAACATCGATTCCCCGACTTTTCGCCCCCTCTGCGACGCGGCGCCAGTCATCGCTTGAGTAAGGGCTGAGGGCCACTTCGCATTCCACATAGATCTCACGAACGGAACCGATTTTCGAGACGTCGGCGGCAAAGCCGCCAGTTTCAGGGTGATCGAGCCGCCACCAAACCTTACGCACTATGAGATCTTCACCAAAGGGGTCTGGTTGGTCCGGCCGCTGGACCGAGATGTAGCTGCCTACATCTGGTACTTCAGGGAGCTCGAAATTCAGAGAGTAGTCGGGTTTGAGTTTCCCGACATCTCGTACGATCAAAATTAGCTGAACCATTGTTGAGCACCTCCTCGGCGGAAAAACCCGCGAGTAGAACCTGCCTCAGGGAAAGCGCGCGCGCAAGCTCTCACCCCTTGGCGAGAGTGGTGCTTGTCATATTAGGCAAATCAGGTAAGAATGTCCGTGGGCGTGATAACCCGGACCAGTGATAAGCAGGCTGAAGATTGGCGTCTTTCTACCTGCCGGAGCGCATCGAGGCCTTGGCGGGCCTCGTAGGCGCGTAGGCAACGCCTTGGCGGGCGTTCCAACTCGACCTTTATGGCCGGGGGCGAACGCTATGTCCAGAGCGAAAGCTTAAAATTGTTCGGCCTGTCTCACTGGCAGGTTATCACCCCCCGGCTGCCGGTCTGCCACCGGCTTCGAAGGTCTTGGCCGTGATAAGCCGCAACCTTCCCCGCCGTGATAAGCGGGTCCGACCAGTGAGAACAAACAATGGAAAACTATCCAAATATCCAGCGGCGCGAAGGCACGCTGTTTTTCGCATGCCCAGAGTTTGACAAGGGCGCGATTGCGACCTCGATTGAGCGCCTTATCAACATGCTCGACGCGATGGAAGAAGACTCCGATCTCGAGCCATATCTTGCCGGCTACGCGGGCGAGGGGTTTGACGACGACCGCGAAGCCGACCTCGACGTGGAAGAGGGCGATGACAAGCCCGACGACGAGCCTACCCTTGGAGCGCGTGAGTCCTTCGAACACGGCAACTGGTATAGCCTCACGGCAGAGGCTGACTTGGAGTTGGACAAGGCCGACTATGAAGACGGCGGCGACGACGAACCATTACTCGCAGCTGCCGAGCGCCACCCCAACATCTTCAGCCCACACGGTCGCGACCTCGATACATCGCAGGAGCGTTGGAACGATGGCGAGAGCGACGGGCGGGAGGCAGACGGAGACGATCGCGAACCGGATGAGTCCGGGATTGCCGACGAGGAGGCGCTTGCCGAGATGAGTGGTTATGAGCCATCGCTTGGTTGGACGAACGCCCTGAACCAGTCGGGCGCTGATCGGTTTGGAGATGGCACCTACGACACCGACTTAGAGCTTGATCGCAGCGAGTACGAGGCAGACGGCGACGAGGAAGACTTCAGCGACGACGACGGCGTCAACATCGGCCAGTATGGCGGCACTGGTGACCGTATCGCCCGCGACCTGATCCGGGGCATGCCGATTGCGACGAGGCGGGCCGCAGCCTATGCGGCGATCGGGGGGCGGGCATGAACCGGCGCTCGGTTCTCAAGGGCGGGGCGATCCTTGCCGTCACGGCGCACAGCGCGGCGGTCGCGCCCGCGTTGTCGCAAGACGCTGTCAGCGTCGATGGTTTCCTCGCTACCGCGTCGGCAACGGAGAAGCGGGACTTCCTCGCAAAGGCTCTCGCTGACGTCATGCAGGAGATCAGCCCCGACTCATACCGCACCATCTGGTGCGATAAGCATCACTTCCTACTGATCTGCAAACAATGAAACCGCGGCCCGGCCGCTCTTGCGGCCGGGCTCATTCTCGAATCAGAAGGTTTAGTAGCATGTCAAAGAACGTTATCGATGCAGCGTGCAGGCTGATGGACGCTGTCGAATTTGATGTAAACGCCACCTACGGCAAAGGCGCCAATGGCGGGCTTGTCTCGGATGACACTATACGGGCACTCGCGTCGTTGTGCGTGCTGATCTCCATGCTCGATGAGGGCGCGCATGTCGAAGGACGATGACGACAGCATAAGCCAGTGGGAAAAGGCAGCCGGAGCGCTAGCCGTCAACGTCCCTTCGATGATTGAAGAGGCGATCACTTTGCATCGCCTTCTTGTCGCAGATGAGGTCCAGCTTTATGGGCACGATGATGAATGGCTTGTGGACCAAGCGGCGTGTGATGCGGCCGCCGAGCGGGAGATCAAGGCATTCCGGATCCTTGCTCGCATGCCATGCATGACGGCAGAGGAAGCGCAGATCAAGCTTGCTTACTTCATGGAAGAACCGCGGCCAAGATGGTTCAGTCATATGGAGCGGCTAACCTGGGAAGCGTACATCGATGACGAGGAGAAGGGAACGGGAAACAGCGATCAGAGCAAGATGTTCATGCGCTCGCTCTACGTAAATGGGGGAGTAGTCGACGATGGATAGCTTGATTTCAGATGCAAACGACCAGCTTCTTGCCTCCATCGGTTACGTCAACACCATCAATCTCATCCTCCGAGCGTTGGAGCAGCGATCGTTTGGCGCCGAAGTCGACGACGCCTTGCATAGCCTGCGTCTTGCTACCGACCACGCAGATAAGTCTGGCCGACATGCAAAACTGAATCTTGAGCATGTGGAAGAGGCGAACATTTTCGCTAGCACACAGAAATAA